TGACGGGACGCCTGCGGCCTCTAGGACGGCACACAACGGATCACGGCCGTCCGCCCGGACCCGCCGAACATATGTACTGCTGTACCTAGGGTGTATCCCACTAGCACTATCGACCAACTGACTAACAGTACCGCTAGGCTTAATCGCAGATATTGCGGCAGACTGTTTGATACCCAGTCTTTTCGCCCAGTCCTTGTTCGTATTGATCGCTTCATCTCGCATCTCCGTTAGCCAGCGCTTCAGCTCTTCGTTGTCGCCGCGTCCGCATAGCAGAGGGTGGTCCATGATGCCGGTGAGGCTGACACCTAACAGGGCCTCCTCCTCGGTGTTGTCCTTCCAGATCTTACGCAGGTAGCGGAAGTCCGTCAGCGTCGCCTGTAGCGTGCCGAGGATGGTGGCTATCCGTGTCTTCTCCTTCAGCGTCTCTAACGTGTCGTGAGATCTTACTACGATCTCTGACAAATTGCAAAATTGATACGGTTTTAAGATTATCTCTGAACACGGGTTAGTTCCAAAATCGCACTCACTATCCCTACGTCCGTTCTTAGCCGCCTGCTTCTGGCTAGCCACCCGTGAGAACACCCCACGCTCGCCTGAGCGAGATTCGTAGAGGCTGGTCCACTCGGCTAGGAATGCTTCGAAGTCTGGCTTCTCGGTGTAGCAGGCTGAGTTGTTAGCCAGCCCACGCTGGGGGTTCTCGTCCCACCACTGCCCGTGCTTGCACCGCCGTAGCCTGTCATCTGACAGGTTGGAGAGGGATATGAGCGCCGAGCGCCTGACCCCACCCACAACAATACACGATGCTATCTTACAGCACAGATCGTGGCATTCAATGGAGCTAAGCTTTCGACCAGCCGCTCCTTGAAACAACTCGGTTGTAAACGTGAACAGATCGACGAGAGGTTCTGGACCGCTTGCACGGCCTCCGAAAGTTTGTAACGGGGAACCCGCACTTCGTACTCGACTAACGTCCCATTGGGGAAGCTGACCTGAATACAGCAGTGATACCAATTCCCTAAACGATTTCGCCCATCCGATTTTCGAATCTGCAACATTAATAACTGTGTCTGTGGCATGGAACTCCTCCGCTACCTCTGGGAGCTTGGTGATGTATTGTCGCTCTACAGAATAGCCGACGCCGGTCCCGCATAGCAAGACGTACATCAACTCATCGAAGCTTTTCTGGTGATCGATGGGTAGGTAGGAGCAGTTAAATCCAGCTACGTTGTCTCTCTTAAGAGCCTCCCCGGCCGTCATCATGGCCCGCATGCTAGGCATTACCTCTAGTGCAGTGATGGCTTCTCGGATCTGCTCTGCTTCTTCGTCATTAATCTGTTCTCGCTCCTGCCAGAATCCGACGTATCGGCCGACGGTTTCTTCCCAAGACTCCCGTCGCTGTTCTTCTGGCAGGTAACGTGCGTACCTTGACTTGTGTATATACTGTTGATACGCGTCCAATGACCGCTCCTTTTTATGTTAGGTTCCTTGGGAATTTGCAGAAGAAGGTCTCGAACAAGGGATTGAATGCATCCTTGGTCGCCTGATCTACTGCGGAATTGTTGAAGCGGAAGTACGCAATGTTCAGCGAACCGGCAGACAGCGCGTGTGACGTAGGCTCTAGGGCCGTGAACAACGCCTCAGCGGTGCCGATGTCCAGTGAGGCCTGCGCCACCATGAACTCAGCGCGGAGCATCTGTGCTACTTCCTGCTCCTTGGCGATGAACTCAGACGTGGTAGCCCCGTTGTTGAACAGCTCCGACTGTACTGCAAGCCGTGCTTCCTCAACCGTAAGCTCATGAACCTCAGCCCCTGTAGGAGCCTCTCCATCTGCCGGGACTTTGTAGAAGTACCAGTCGCCTGACGTCTTGTTGCCGCTGGTGAACAAGTCCGGAGAAGTCCCCGGAACTGTCCCGCTAGCTGTCTGTACTCCGTCCTTAACTGCGGATACGTTCCGCACTACGTAGTATTTCTTGCTCATTATGTACGCTCCACGAAGTCATCAGATGTGCCGTTGACAAGGCTACCCGTTACGTTGCTCTTCTCGCCCACGACGTTGGGGAATACACCCTCACCGCATGGCACGAAGTCCCGAGCCGCTGTGTAGTAGCTGTGTGAAGTAACGTCACCGCCTGCGAACCACTCTGCTTTCTGAGCGGACGACAGGATGTTATTGGTGAACAGCAGGTTGTCAACCCCACCCTCGTAGTCTTGGTATGTACCCTGACCGAAGGCGATGCCCCCGCGACCGAAGTCGATGGAGTCGCTGACGTGCGCGCTGTTGTCGCGGTGCGTAGTGTTCATTGTTGTGTGCGACCGGCGAGTCCCGTCCAGCCAGTAGCTGATCTTGGTGCCGTCACACTCGACTAGGATGCGAGAGCCTGCCGACGGGGCGTACCACGTGTTGGCCTGCGCTACAGAGTTGTAGCCGTTGGCCGCGTAGAATCCCCAGTTTGACCCGCCGCGTCGTAGCGACAGTCCGTTGTCCCCTGAGCGCCAGAGCGTCATGAACTTGGCGTCAGTCGTGATGGAAGGCAACTCGGTGATCTCACAGGCCACAGTCCACGTTGAGGTGTAGTCCATGATGGACCCCGTCCCCGACAGGCTGATGTAGTCGTTGACGCCATCCATGCGGATGAACGCCTCGTCTAGCGTAGCAGGAGCATCACTGGCCGTAGGGGCTGACAGGGTGTACTGCACGTCTGCCGTGTTGAACTCGTAGCCGAGGTCAGACATAACAAACTCGTAGTAGCCCGCGCCGTATCCGGTGTTGGTGCTGATGTTTGCTACCAGTATCTCTTCCGCTGAGTCCTGCGGTCCGACAGACGCAGAAGCGTCCAGCGTACATGCTACTCGGGGAAGGCTGGGGAAATCGCCTGTGTCTACGCCCCAGTGCATGAATACCGTCTGACCCACGTAAGAGGTCAGGTCGTATCCGGCAGGTCCGTAAACTTTAGCTGAGCGATATGAAAGGGCGGCGTCGCTACCATCACCGGCAGGTTTCGTGTAGACGATGAAATATGGTGCGCCAGCCGCACGGACGTCAACCACTGCGTACTGAGCCGTCAGGTTCGCCAGCGTCATGGTTACTGCGGGGTTGTTGTTAGCTACGTAATTCCAGTTGATTGCGTTTGTAACGTCGGCTGAGTTCTTGTAGTACCAGCCAGCGGTGGTGTTGAGGGGATCAGGTACGCCAGCGGCTCCGGAACCGGAGACAGCCGTGTTCGTGCTGAGTAGGGTAGTAACCCCACCATCGAACGACCCGTCGATTAGTTGTTGCAGTACGGACTGACTTGCCCCAACCGACACCCAGCTAGCGCTGGCCGAGTTGTAGGCGTATAGCTGTTGCTCGTCAAGAACAACGGCCAAGTCCTTAGTCTTGGGATCGGATATCGAAGAAAGCTGAGATGGAGTAGTAACGACTGCGCGTACTCCCCCTGCTTCCTGCAACTCCCCCAGTGCCGCACGAACGTGATCGTTCATGTAGCCGTAATAGCCATTTTCATACGTAGCTAGGTTAACAGTCATTATCGCTCCTGAGATAATAAAGGGCGCACCGGAGTACGCCCGCTTAAGTTATTGAGGCATGGACGGGGGCATGGCGCTAGCCTGTGCCTTAATCATACCTTCTCTTTCTTTTGATTCTAGTTCTCGTTCTTTCAACAACAGCTCCGACAGACGGATACGCTTCTCGAAGTCGTCGTCAACAGCGCCATCTTTATCACTGTCGGCGTACTTGAGCGTAACTTCCTGCGGGGCAAGCTGAGCTTCGACAGAGTACTTGTTAGCACGTGCCTGAGACTCTGCGGCCTGTCCGTTGAGTAGCTGTATCTGGCCCTGTGTAACGGCCATCTGCATCTGCTGTTGTTGCTGTGCGGCCTGCTGTGCGGCTGGGTCTGGTTGACTCCCCTGCTCTATAGCGGCTATCAACTCCTCGCGGTTGGATACGTTGAGGTGGTCGATGATCCCCTTGACGATCGCCCCGTGTGCCGGAGAGTCCGGCGGGATGACCTGAAGGATCTGACTGAGCTGTGCAACTTCGTACTCGCGTGCCATAGCGCCGAGGCTAGAGAACGGGATGAAGTTGTAGTCACCAATCGGATACTCTTCGGGGTTGAACTGCATGTAGCGGAAGGCCGCTTTCTTAACGAACGGCAGGAGAAAGTTCTCTTGGAAGTTAAGCAAGGTTCTCTTCTGACGCTTCATGACACCACCTTGCGACATGGACATGCCCGCCGCCGTGACGTCATTCTGTACTTGATTCATCGAACTATCGGAAGATCCGGTAGCTTGGCTTACCATATTCTGCAACGCCGCGCCCTGCTGGAACGTGATAGCGTTCAGTTGGCCGAAGTTGAAGGGCATGATAGCTTCTTGCGGAGCGCCGTTAGTCAGGAGCATTCGGCCCGGACGGACCTCGAGCTTGTGACCACGCGGTATGCGTGTGGCGTCCACCGCCATCATTGGGTGGGTTGTGAGTGCTAGTGCATCAATACGTGCGCGTAACTCGGCATCCAACGCCTTTTGGGACATGTAGCCTTTCTCGCACACACCTCGACCCCAGAAGATGTTAGGAACAACATCCCACTGGAAGGCCACGACCGGACGGTCCTGACACATGTATGGGTTAGGTATAGCCTTCAGTACTGTGTCACCGTTGGCGATGACGACCACGGCCTCCACGAGTGAACCGGGGACGTCGATTTCGTCCTCGTCCACACCTTCTGCAATGAGGTATTCGCGGGGTACTTTGCCGTAATACTTGGTGAGCCGTACACGACCCTTGGGTCGGCTGTCCACATCTTCGTCGAACTCGATTTCATCATCAGTTGCCGCCTCTCCTACGTAGCAGTCGCTCTTGTAGACGCCCTGCTCCTGAAGCTCCTCGACAATATGGCGGCTGACATACTCGTCAATCGCGCACCCCATAGCCGTATCCACTGAGGATGAGGCGGGGTCGATAAGGAAGTTCTTAGGCTGTACGGGATTGAGCTTGACCAGAGGGCGATAGGATTCCGTAACACCTACCTGCTCCATAGCCCCTTCCATCATAGGTTGGGTAGACGGAGCGTATACCTTCTGCTCTTCGATCGTGATCTCTGCAATGCCTGTGCCGTAGACGGCCGCATTGATAAGTACTTCCGATACGGTAGAGCGGATGCGTGCGTGGTGGAAGTCCTCATGTAGCTTCTTGCGGAGGAACACCATGTCTGCTGTCTGCTCGTCAGCCATGTCGTCGCGTACGTCGAAGATCTTACCACGACCAAACGTGGACTCCTCAACCTCAGCTACGTTAGACTCGACGGCCTGTGCCAGCGCGGGGGCGATGAGCTTAGAGCGCTCACTCTGGCGCTCGCTATCCTCAGCACTCCACTGGTTCCTAAAGAGCCGGTAGTACTCCTCATGCTTCTCGGAGTAGTTAGCCTCGTAGTGCTCGCGCCAGTCTTGGCACTTGCCAATGATCCAATCAGCGAGTACTCCGTCGTAGCTTACCTCACCGTCGAACTCATGTTCGAAGATCTTGTCATCACTCATAGTAGTCCTCAATATCCCGCGACCGCGTCCATTGGTGCGTACTCGTCCTCGAAGTCGAGGTCCGACGCGTATGGTACTATCGCCATCTGGTCGATGTATGCTAGAGAATCTAACAAGTCATCGTGTACTAGTTTAGAAGGGAAAGCCGACGCCTCGTCCACGAAGGTGAGGTTCCAGTCGCCCTGCTTCAGCTTAATCTTACCGTGCTCGAACCGGCCCTGCAACGCCCAGAGGATTCGATCCTCCTTCTTCTGGTTACCGTGCGATAGGAGTTCGATGCGGAATACCCTATGGGTCCGACGCATGACATCCTGTAGCGGGTTCATCACCGCCTGCTGTGCTATCCCTTTCTCTATCCCTACGCTTATGGGCTTGTACTTATCGACTGCCTCGAAGATCTTCTGGGCTGTCTCGTCCAGCGTCCACCGCCCGTACTGTATATCCTCGACCCACCAAGTTCCGGAGTCGTCTACGAATACGATGGACATGGCGCTGTTGTCCCTGCGCTTGGTCTTGTTCCCTCGGTCCGACTCAAAGCCAGCCAAGTCAACCGCGATGTAGTAGTCGCCGTTGCCCCTGTCGCCCAGAGTCTCGTAGTAGCTGAACTCCTCTGAATCGAAGAACTCGCTACCCTTGGCATCGAACGACGCCTCAAACTCCTGACGATACTGCCAGCCAGCCATAGTCTCCTTGGCGGCCTCCAGCTCCTCGGGGTCTAGCAGAGGGTTGTCCCGCGACGTTAGGTGCCACGACTTCCAACCCTTCTTCCCTGCCTCGCCGTTCATGTACACGTCGTAGAAGCTGTTACGCCCCTCCGGTGTGGAGATGAATAAGGCTGTTCCTTTCCTGTCCGCTAGTGCTGGACGTAGGATGGTATCGAATACCCCCTCCTTGTGGAAGGCGAACTCGTCTAGGACAAGGTGCTTGATACTGTAGCCACGCAGGGTGTCTGGCCTGTCACTACCCTTAAGGGTGATCTTGTTCCCACCCGACAGCGTGATCTCTAGGTTGTTCACGTTGGACGCTTCGATGATGTCGCCCGCCAGCTCGAAGAGCTTATCCCACATCAGGTCGCGGGCTAGGCCCATCGTAGGCCCCACGTACATCGTCATCCCCGGCTTGCCGTCTAGGGCGGCGAGGATGAGGGTGACTGCGGCGAAGTGTGTCTTGCCACAGCGACGACCGGCCGCAATCACTTTGAATCGCGCTGGGTCGTTGATTACTTTCTCCTGCCACGGCAGAAGACTAATGTTCACTCCTGCCATGTGTCACCTCAGTTGGTTCGTCCGTGTGTTCTCTGGTAGTCGGCCATCTCACGCATCCACTGCTCTTTCTTGGCGGGGGCGTCTTCTGCCTTTCCGGCCCAGTGGTAGTCTAGCCAGAACTGCCCCGGCTTATACTCGCCTCGGGCCAACTCTCCGACCTCATCTCCGGGGGTCTTCATAACCCAGCCGACCAAGGTCAGGGCGTCCTGCCCATCCTCACTCACCTTCGACATATCCCCAGCTTCTAGGGCCTTCCGGTCCGCTTGCGTCAGCGGCACGAAGCCGTAGGACTCTTCGTAGTTCTCGAGCCGTTGCTTAAGGGCGTCAGTGCTTGCCCCTAGCTCGTGCTGGTGCTTTCCTCTGCCCGGACCTCCGCCATCCTGCACAGCCTCCGGGTCACCCTTGCTCTCGACAAAGCCCACACGCCGTAGCGTGGCGTCGAGGCGGGCAGTCTCATCTCCGACCAGCCCTTTCTTGTCCGCGATCTGCTTAAGGACCACTTGCTTTACGTTGGGCTTGAACTTCGAAGACTCACTCATCGACCTCTCCAGTTCCGCCGTCAATAGTAACGCCGTTAGTATCGTTAAGACCGGTAATATTAATGCTGACAGCCGCGTTAGCCTTTCCATCCGCCGTGAACCCCGCTACTGGCATGAGTCGGTCCGCCAATAGCTTCAGTGCTACGGCTTGGTTCTTGTGCTCGTCGTCGAATGCCATGTCGAACATCTTCTCGACCAGCTTAGGAGAGCGTGGGTTGAGTAGTAGGCGCTGTCTGAACTCCTTCAGCGCTCCGGCCTGCTCCCTCTTCGTCATCTGACCCGTGGAGGCCAGCGCTTGTTTACTAGGGCGTCCCCCTTTGTTGTCCGACATCGTCTTCTCCGTATGATTGGGTAGAAGGGGGGTGCCATCCTTAACGACCTCCCTCTATTGGAGACCATAACCCGGTCTAGCGACCCTGTTCCTTCATTGTAGGATTGGCGTATGCCTAACTTAAGCCTTACTTAAGCATAAACCTAAGCCAAACGTAGTAGTAGTAACTAACCACCTCTACGCTTGGCTTAAGATTCCACCTTAGCTAGCCTTCGTTAACATATGCTTACATATATATACGCATTTCGGACTCGGCAGAGTAGACCTTTTGCTAAACCAGCCCTTCTTTCGTGGTCGAGGGGCAAGACTGTCGCCTACTTTACGGCGCCGGTCGCCTACCTTACGGCGATTCTGTCCACCAGATTGGACATACGCTAAGTCTTTGATATAACTAGCGGTTCTAACGTCCTAGAATGCGACGGGGTTGTCGCAAAAAGCAACCAAAACCTCTCTTTAGCAAGCGGAGGCGCAACCCCACGCGAAACCTACGCCGCAACAGGCCCCCCGCGCCTCGCGTTCGCCCGCGCCCACGCCTCCGCCCGCCATTCACACGCTGAATACCCACATTCACGAGGCTTATGAGTAGCAAAGGTTACACGCATGCAAGGCTAGGTCAGTGCCAAAGTGACACCTAGGGTCATCAGGTGCGCTCCAAATGCAGGGCAGAGGGAGTCGGGTGCGGCAGGCGCCTACGCATCCCATGCGCTCGGTGCGGCTACCGCCTACGCATCACATCAGCATCACATCAGCATCACATCAGCATCACATACGCATCACATACGCATGCGCGCCCGCTCCTCTTGCGGCGCACGAGCTGAGGCTTGGTAATATTCACACTCGAAAGTTGTTGCGTCGGGGAATAGATCCTGTAGAGTGTCCGTCATCAACACAGACGACACATCGCGCCCCGACGCTAGGGGCCGTCGTCCCACCCCGACGCAACACGGTAGGGGATTTGGTAAGCCGGACGCGAGCATACTCGCACCGCACACACTTAGCGCCACGGGTCAGCGGGCGCAGAGGGACACCACCCCTCGCCACGTGTACGTCAACACCTATAGCCTAGGGCATGGTGATGGGTCGCGGTCAGATGTCGCCGGTATGCCGGTGTGGCCAACGCCCCAAACCCTAGAGAGTGAGACGAGCGTGGATGCAACGCCAACTGAGTAAGGCAGGCGTGGCAACGTGACAGAGAGCTGACGCGCTAGACCATCGGGCAGACAATCCGATCGCATCTAGCCCAGCATCGCCAACGGGCAGACAA